ATTGTAGAAATCTAGGTATGGATATATGGGCATTACCTATGATAGAACTAATGCATTGTGGTAGTTATATATTTCAAGGTAGCATAGCAAGAATGGCGAAAGCCGATGTTCATGCTACAGTTGACGAGGAAACTATAAAAAAGATGCAAAAGGCTAAAGCTGAAAAAGCTCAGAAAAATAGTTCTTGACACGAACTCAAATATTTGTTATAATATGTTACTATTTAATTGGAAGAAGATAATGAGAGTGAGTAATGGAAGTGTCGAGGATATAATTCAGATACTAAGAATAATTACTTATAAAATTGAACCAAAAAATTACTATGATAAAACATTTAAGTTTTACAAATATCGATTTGGTGGTCATTCGTTCCTGAAGAATCCGAAGGAATTAATGGAAACTGGTCGGGCATTTAGTGATAGAGAAGTTGTGGAGTATGCAGGTGTCGCATCATTCCGTAATTATCACGATTATGTCAACACAAAAGACACCACACTAGACCTCTTTGACTGTGAAGTTAGTGAGGAAATAATAAATAATAATAGACTGCTTGAACTTAAAGACGGACGGATTCACTTTATGTTTGAGGAGACAATGGAGAAATAAAATGGCAATTGGATTCAACCAAACCAAGGGCTCAGCCCAAAAAAACAAAATAGAAACATATAACTACGCAGGTAAAGAAGACCACCACGTAAGACTGGTAGGAGATTTACTTCCTAGATATGTGTACTGGATTAAAGGAGAAAATGGCAAAAACATTCCTATGGAGTGCTTATCTTTTGACAGAAACTCTGAAACATTCAACAATGTAGAACATGACCATGTTCGCGACTTTTACCCTGATTTAAAATGTGGATGGAGTTATGCCGTTCAGTGTATTGACTACGCCGATAAATCTATAAAAGTTCTTAATCTAAAAAGAAAGTTATTCGACCAAGTTATAGTAGCAATGGAAGAGTTGGGAGACCCAACAGACCCAGTTACTGGTTATGACATTCATTTCAAAAGAAAGAAAACTGGTCCACAGGTATTCAACGTAGAATATCAGTTAGCAGTTCTTAAATGTAAGCCAAGAGAATTAGAAGATTGGGAAAAAGAATTAACTTCAGGACTTAAGTCTATGGATGAAATTCTTGTTAGACCAACAGCAGATGCTCAGCTTGAACTATTAAGAAGAGTTAACGGCAATGACGCAGGTGAAGTATCAGAAGATATTTCTAGCGAGTTTGACGTATCATGATAGGCGTTGGAGAGAAGTTCCCTGCCTTTACACTGCAGGGTGTAGACAAAGATAATAACTTTGTAACAGTATCTGTCACAGAACAGTACGAACCTTTGAAAAAAGATTACACAGTTATATACTTCTATCCAAAAGACTTTACTTTCATATGCCCAACAGAAATTGCGGGAATGGATATGTTAGTAGAGGAAGCTAATGTTATTGGTATTAGTGGCGATAACGAGTTCTGTAAGTTAGCTTGGAAACAAGATAATGAACTCATAGGAAACATACAACACTCCTTAGCGGCAGACTGCGGCTTAGGACTATCTTCTAAACTAGGAATAGTACATGAAGAAGCAGGAGTATGTTATAGAGCTACTTTTATCATTGACAGAAATGATATAATACAACATGTAAGTGTTAACGCACTTGACACAGGCAGAAATGCTCATGAAGTTCTTAGAACTTTGCAAGGCATTAAAGCAGGTGGATTAACAGGGTGTGAATGGACACCTGGGGATGAACTATTAGGATGATTTTATTTACAGCAGACTGGCATATTAAACTTGGACAAAAGAATGTACCTGTAGCGTGGGCGTGTTCCCGCTATGAGATGTTCTTTGAACAAGTACAGGAAGCTATAGATAAACATAATGTGACTCTTCACATCATAGGTGGGGACTTGTTTGATCGAGTCCCTTCTATGGACGAGCTTACTTTGTACTTTGACTTTGTAAAGAGACAAAGTGTAAGAACAATTATCTATGATGGCAACCATGAAGCCACTAAGAAAAACAAAACTTTCTTTGACAATTTAAAGAGAGTTACAACAGAATTAAACCCTTGTGTAGAAGTTATTACAGAAACATACTACGAAGACGACTGGGCAATATTACCTTACGCGGATTTGCACAGAAAGAACAGTATAGAAACGATAGATGCAGACTATTTGTTCACTCATGTAAGAGGTGAAATACCTCCTCATGTTATGCCCGAAGTAGAACTAGAAAGATTTGATAAGTATAAATTGGTTTTTGCAGGAGACTTACATGCTCACGAGAATACTCAACGAAATATTGTATATCCTGGCAGTCCAATGACTACATCATTTCATAGAAATATAGTAAAAACAGGGTACTTAGTTATAGATACTAATGCCCATCATTTTGATGAAGACTGGTGCTGGACATGGCATGAATTTGATTTGCCACAATTAATTAGAAAGACTATCGAAGACCCAGCGGGTATGCAACAAACAGACTTCCATCACACTATTTACGAAGTTACAGGAGATGTACAAGATTTGGCCAAAGTCAAAAACTCAGACCTTCTTGATAAGAAAGTAGTAAATAGAACAGTAGACGCACGACTAGATTTAAGTGGAGACTTAACTATGTCAGATGAGTTAATTAAATATCTACAAGAGATACTTGCTCTTGATGATGCAAAAATAAAAAATATAATAGGAGTATTCAATGATTATTCTTCAGAAGTTGAAGTGGGATAATTGTTTCTCATATGGAGAAGGCAACGAGTTAGACCTATCCAGAGATACACTTACACAATTAGTAGGTACAAACGGAGTGGGAAAATCCTCTATTCCCCTTATTTTAGAGGAAGTATTATTTAATAAGAATAGTAAAAATGTTAAGAAAGCCGACATCGCAAACCGTTATGTCAATAGCGGTTATAATATCAGCTTATCTTTTACAGTGGATGATTCTGACTACGTTATTAGCGTAAACAGAAAAGCTACACTTAAGTGTAAACTAACAAAAGATGGCGATGATATAAGCTCACACACAGCGTCAAATACGTACAAGACGCTTGGGGATATATTGGGCATTGATTTTAAGACATTTTCGCAATTAGTGTACCAGAATACTAATGCATCATTACAATTCTTAACAGCAACAGACACAAATCGTAAAAAGTTCTTAATTGATTTATTAAAACTTGATGACTATGTTGCATACTTTGATACATTTAAAGAGGCAGTACGTATTGCTTCTAGTGAAGTCACAATGGAGACTGCAAAAATTGCAACAATTGAGAAATGGTTAACAGACAATATTCTCGAAGATAGTTCCATACTTGATAAAATGATTTTACCAAAAATGTCAGAAAAAGACGAAGAATCTTTGCGTTCTTTACAATACGAATTTGAAAATATCTCCGAAAAGAACAAAAAAATAAATCTGAATGAAAATCTGAAGGAACAGTTAAAATCGATAGACCTTGATAAAGCAAAAATGCAGTTGACAAGTTATCCTGAAGAACAACCTTACATTGAACATTTAGGAACAGTACAGACACTCAAAGTAGAGAGTCTAAGAGAAAAAGAGATGGTAGACAAATATGTAGACCTAATGTCTCAAACAAATGCAGAATGTCCTACTTGCAGTCAAACTATAGATGACGAGTTTGTAGCAAGTCAGTTACAGAAGCATGAGACTAAACTTGTAAAGATTAACGAAGAGTTGCAAGAACAACAACAACTCACAGATACGATTGGTAAAGAGAATGAGATACATAAACAAGCAAAACGGAATATCAAACAGTGGGAGGATCTCTACAGGTCTATTGACATTGAGCTCCCAGAACAAGCAATCAATGCAGAAGAAATCCAAAAACAGATTGCGGAACTTCGTGCAAAAATTACCACTGTTAGGTCGTCTCTTCAGGAGGTCATAGATGAGAATACTAGACGAGAGAGACATAATACGAGAATTGGAATCATTCAAGAGCAAACAGAACAGTTTGAGACAGACCTTAGTGAGTCTCAGTCTAGACTTGAGAGTGCAGAAAGCAAATTGGCGGTACTTGAAACACTTAAGAAAGCTTTCTCGACAAACGGACTCCTCGCATACAAGATAGAGTCTTTAGTAAAAGAGTTAGAGATTCTTACAAACGAATATCTAGCAGAATTTAGCGATGGCAGATTTGCCATCAATTTTGTAGTGGAGAATGATAAATTAAATGTGGAAGTCTCAGATAATGGCAATATTATTGACATTCTTGCTCTTTCTAGCGGCGAGTTAGCGAGAGTAAATATTGCAACATTAGTATCAATTAGAAAGTTAATGACTTCAATTAGTAGAAGTCAAATTAATGTTCTTTTCCTTGACGAAGTAAACCAAGCGTTAGACGAAGTCGGAAAAGAAAAAGTAGTGGAAGTATTATTAAAAGAAGAAAATTTAAATACTTATATGGTGTCACATGGTTGGACTCACCCATTACTAGAGAAAATAGAAATTACAAAAGAAGATAATATTAGTTATCTTGAATAGCAACACAAAAGTATATCTTGACACGAAACTTATTTTCTGTTATAATATATATCTTATGGAGAAGAAATGAAAGTAGAAATTTATAGTATACCAAATTGTACTTATTGCAAAAAAGCTAAGTTTTTAGCTGACCATGTAGATCAAGTAACTGAGGTATCATATAAAATGATTGGTGTAGATTTTTCTGCGTCTGACGTTAGGGAATTATTCCCAGGAGCAAGAACATTTCCACAAATACTAGTAGACGATAAACATATCGGTGGCTACGTAGAGTTGGAGAAGTTAATTGGTTAATAGCAGACAAAAAGGAAACAACGCAGAACTTAAAGTAGCAGAGATGCTTCATAGAATAACAGGAGAAGCTTTTACACAGACTCCTGGCAGTGGTAGTGGTAAAATAAAAGGGGACTTAATGATTCCTCATAAAGATAATAAGTTTACCATAGAAGTTAAATTCTATAGAGATATGGCATTTAATCACAAAATATTTACTCAAAAGAGTAATACCTTTGTAGGGTGGTGGAATAAATTAGTAATACAGGCTGAACAAATGAATCAAGAGCCTTTACTTATATTCAAAGAGAATCACTCACAATGGTACGTGGCAACGACAAGAAAGCCATGTTACAAAAAACATATGTATATTAATTGGCTAGGGTGCTATGTTACCTTTGCTGAGAAATTTTTCGAAACACAAAACTTGGAATTTACAAATGGCGATACAATTTATGAACCATGGAAAAGCGACCCCGAACGGGAATTTACTGATTGTTGATGGACTCAATCTAGCTTTTCGATGGAAACACCAAGGGACTACAGACTTCGAGCATGAATATGTTCGTACAGTGCAGTCTCTTGCAAAGTCCTATAACTGTGGAGAGATAGTCGTATTAGGCGATGGCGGTAGTAACTATCGTAAAGAAATCTATCCAGAGTACAAAGCAAATCGTAAAGAACGATATGCAGAACAAACTGAAAAAGAAGCAAAAGAATTTGAAATGTTCTTAGCAGAATTTTCAACTACACTTAAAACTTTATCTCGTAAGGGTTATCTTACACTAAAGTATGCAGGTGTAGAGGCTGATGATATAGCCGCACTTATTACACAGAATCGAGAAGAATTAGGTCTTGATGAAATATGGATGGTGTCATCAGATAGAGACTGGGATTTACTAGTCGATGGTAACATTAGTAGATTTTCTACAGTTACCAGAAAAGAAACAACACTCCTAAACTGGGACGAGCATTATGACTTTGACCCTGAGTACTTTTTAACATATAAGTGCTTAACTGGAGATAAAGGAGATAATGTTCCTGGTGTTGATGGAATCGGGCCTAAGAGAGCCACACAGATTATACAACAGTATGGAGATATCTTTGATATTATGGCGAGTTTGCCAATAGAAGGAAAGTACAAATTCATTCAGAACTTAAATGAGTTCGGAGAAGAAGGACTAGAGATTGGATTAAAACTCATGGACTTAACTTATGACGTAGACGGAGCAGTCTTAGGTCATTCAAAAGAAATTATAGGATTAGTAGAAGATTATGTCAGTAAAAATTGATTTTAGTAAAGATACCCTTTTAGAT